TTTATAAAGATAAGAAAACAGTTGGCCACGTAACTCTTTAGAACCTTTTGGAATTTGAAATTTATACTGATGCATCTTCCATACCCGCAACTCTCAGTTTGACAACGTTTGTTATCTGCCACTGTTTTTGATCAAGACCTTTCAATAAGCCTAACCATTTGTTACGAAGTAATGCAAACTCATTAATAATCTTTTCATAGTCAACAACGTCTGCTTCGCCGTCAACATATTTTTCAACATCTCTGCTAGACAAAGCACGTTGATAATTTTCAAGATATTTTTTAAAAAATGAACTACGTAATCTACGTAGCTCAATATTTAGGTAATTTAATATGGCTTCAATTTCTTGTAATTGATTGAAACGCTGTTCAACGATGCCGGGCATTTCTGCCGCGGCACGTTCAACATTGCCTTTTAGTTTTACTTCACTTCGGGCTTCAATAAGTTCATCTTCAAAAAACTTAATTGCTGTGGGGATCTTATTGATATCTCTAGCTACTTCAGAGTAATATCCCATTTAATCTTCCCATTCTTCTTCGTCATCATCTACATCTTCTTCAAGATCTAAATAATAGTTAATAGCATTATCTAAAATATCACAACTACCTAATGCATCTCTAAAACATTGATCATCTGCACCATAGTCGGCACATGTATCTACAAATGTTTCAGCTGTTGTTTCAATTGTCTTTTTATCAATACTATCTTTAAATGTATTCCACATGTCAACTACAAGACTACTATCCATATACTTTACTCCTGTTCAATAAGTTCTGCTTCTACGACAGCCTCTGTTTCGGGCATATCATCATCGGTATTTACCACAGGTGCAGTTTTCTCGTCGTATTCTGACATAATAAGATTCATCTTCTCTGGAGTCATCCATGCCTTACGATAATCAAGATGTTCTTCACCGTTTAGATCGATATACTTGAGTCTGTTTCCTTGTTTTACTAACAAGTCTTTCTTTTCAAACAGTTCAATAAGACCACTATAAGGATTCATACCTGTTTCGTATGGAATCTTTACTTGTACGCCTTCGAAAGGTTTTGCATAACGAGTTTTCATTACTTTACAACCTGCTCTAATACCACGTACTTCGCTAATCTTATTACCAGCTTCATCTTCTTTTAGTTTCATCTTTTTCATTGCAACAACAATACTTGATGCATAGATAAAACCTTGTCCACCACTGATCTTGTCATCTGGATCAAACATATCTTGTGATGCGTATGTGTGGTTAGTACATACTAGTCCTACGTTGTAACTACCAATCATATTAACAGTGTTACGTACAAGTGATGTTAGTGCTTTAGGCTTACGACCCATATCACCTTTCATATCACCTTTGTTAAACTGATCAACATCTGTTGGTGTTAGTAACATACCTAATGAGTCAACTACAAACAATACTTTAGGACGATCTTCTTCGTTCATTGCTTTATAGTCTATCATAAATGTACTAATAGTTTTTGCTACATCATCGATCATTGACATATTAAGTTTAAGAAGTTTATCTTCTCCAGTGTCAACATCTAATGCTTGTAACCAACTTTCATCAAGTGCATTCTCTGAGTCAATTAATACTACAAAGATACCTTGATCTTGTGCGTGTTTTACAATATTACCTGCACAGAAATAACTCTTTCCTGCGCCTGATTCTCCTGCAAACACTGTTACCTTACCTAGTGGAACGCCTCTATGAAAGTCGCCACTAATAAGATAGTTTAGTGCATATGAGCCTGTGCTAATCCAATCTGTTGGATCATTAAAGCCACTACTCATACCTGTTATACTTTTAGTCAAGTCCTTACGGAACTTACTAACGTCAAATGATTTAGCCATAGTTTCTCCTTGTGTAAAGCTAATGTAGGGGAAATTAATCCCCTACAAACGATTAATTATTTTATGATTGACGTGCTCTAATCATTGATAAAATGTCTTCAGCTTTGCCCGATGGCGCTTCAGCTGTAGGTGCCGCAGGTGCCGCTTCTGCTACTGGAGCAGGTGCCGCTACTGGTGCTACCTCTGGTGCTGGAGTTGCCGCTGGTGCCGCTGGTGGTGCCGCCGGAGCAGGTGTACCCGCTCTGTTCTGTGGATCACCTGTTCTTGCCGCCATTCCCGCTGGACGGAAATATTGACCAAAACGATCCATGTCATATGCTTCACCATCAACTGATGCTTCAAACATTTCCTTCATAACTTTTACTTCAACTTCTGAAGGTTGTTTTGGAAGGAAATCACTTAGATTAAACAAACCATTTGCATTAACTGCATTCATTTCAGCATCTGCTAATGGACGCTCTCTACGTGCCCAGTTAGATGTTGAATAGTCTGCATAACCACCTTTGGATGTTTTATTAAGACGGAAGTCTACACCAGCAGTATAATCTGTTGGTAATTCTTCCATGTCCGGATCCATTAGTGCCGCTTTAATAATTTGGAAAATTTGTGGACCAATTATGAACCTACGTACAGGATTCTCTGGTGTTGAATCCTCATTAAGAGCATTCTCTGTTACAAACCCTTGAAATACGTATGAACGCTTTTTCCAGTACTTACGACCCATGTCTTCTAAACTTGGATCTTTAAACCATGCACGTACCTCATTTAAGATATCGCATGTTTGTCCGTACATTTCCATACACGGAACTTGCACTTGTACAGGACGTGAGTCTGTCTCACCTTTAATTCCTGCAAATGGAAGTTTGATCATCAAACGTTCTTTCCAAAAGAAAGTGTTTGTGTCGTCTCCATCTGGAAGGAATCTTAGAGTTGAACTCTGTCCTTCTTGCATGTTCCAAAATGGGAAAATTGCGTTGTCACCGCCTGACGAGCGATTGCCGCCAGTGTTGCTTTCTTGTTCTTTCAGTTTAGCTCTGATTTCTGCTAGTGTTGCCATAATATAAGCCTCCTATGTGTTTTATTGCCTTATAGCTGTTTTGTATTGCCTAAATGTGCATTACTTTATATATAATACACTCTTGTACTTATAAAGTCAACCTTTATTTTGACTTTATTCTGAAATTTGGTTATCTTAGTCCTGCTAGGGCTTGGATACGTGCCATTTCAGTATCTTGCAAGCGTAATAAGTCTGTCATTACTGCTTGTGCTTCGTCAACCATCTCATCACCGTACTGTTTTTGTACTGCTGTTAAGACCGCTGTTTCACCTTTAGGGAAAGCATTACTAGTATAATCGTACATACCTTTAATGAATTCATCTAATGGAATCTCGTTCTTTTGCTTCAATTCGTCACCGTTTCCTTTTGGACTGATGTCGATTGTTGTAGCATTATCATCTCTTTTTTCTTTGTCATCATCACCTGTAAACATTTTATAAACTTTATGTCCACCTAGTAATAGTGCAACTACTACTGCCGCTGGTACAGCATATTGTTTTGCCATACTTGCAACTTTGGATAGATCTGGAATATTATCTAATGCTCCGGCCGCCATTGTTTTTAGCTCATCTGCTGTATTTGCAACTGTAGTGCCTGCACTATCAATTGCTGTTTTTGCTTGTCCAATTAATTCGCCAGCACCGTCAGCAACATCGCCTATTTTATCAACACCTTTTTTAATACCTACCGCAGTGTCTACTGCTCCTACTGCTAGGTCTTTTGTTGCAGTTGGATTAGCCGCCGCTGTTGCTCCAACACCTGCTTTGATTGGATTAGCTTTTGACCAATTCCAGATATTTTGCACACCCTTCATTACATTTGGTAAAACTCTAGGACCAACCGTTCTTAGTGCCGCACCTGCCGCTGGTACTAGGAATCCTAGTAACGGTAGTGCTTCTTGTAGTTTTTGGTCTTCGGCTGTAAGTTTGTCATTTGTTCTTTTGCCTAACATCTTTTCAGCGTTTAGTTTGCTCATTGTAGTTTTATATTTTTTACCTGCAAACATAAACATTTTTTCGCCGTTCATTGCCGCATCAGCCGCACACTTAGAAAACTCTTCCCATATTGCTTGTTGCTCTTCTGCCGTCATCATTTGTTTTTTTCCTGGCTCTTGTTCATGTTTTGATTGTGCAATAATAGCATCCATCTTTTCAGCATATGCAGTTTGTGGATCAATTACGCCTTCGTCTGCATCATGAATACCGTTGCCGTTATCATCAACCCAATGATCGCCATTTTCATCATGTACATCGTGTCCACATGAAGTAGTTGGCTTGTGCATTACATCTCCGCAATCTTTACAGTGATATTCCCCGCCCATACCTTCATCAACACTCACAACTTCACCACAACTAGTACATCTGCCTTCAGCATCACCTGGGCCGTCGCTTATTGGAGCATCACAACATTTACTTAATTCTTCTTCCATTATAGATATTTCTTCGCCTAGTAACTCTTCTGGCGATACTTCTTCTACTTTGTTTGCTTCTTTTACTAAGTTGTATACATATGGAAATACACCTTTTAGTTCTTCGTTAAATTGTCTAATAGTAAGTTCGTCAATCCAAGTATTTGAAACATCTTCTGGAACTTCTTCAAGCACGGTAGTTTCGAAGTTTGCAAATGTTTCTGTATAATATGCTTTGCGTTGTAGAGACTCAACTGTCTTTTTAACAGCGGCAAGTCTTTCGTTTACAACGTCCATGTATCCTGATAAACCTTCAGCCATTACACTTGAGCGATTCATGTATGTCTTAAATTTACGCAGTTTGTTTAATTCTTCTGATAGTCCAGTAATATGTTTACCGAAATCATCATATGCATTTCCACCTTCACTTACGT